CGCCGAAAAAAGCGGCATGGCGCTGGCAACATTTATCAGATCGGCGGCGCTGCAAGCCGCTGGCAAAGCAGGCGTCCACGCTGAACAGCCGCAGCCAGACTGATGGTCAATAATCGCAACAAAGGCGCAAGCTATGAGCGAGAAATTGCCAAGATGCTCTTTGATGAGCTGGGCATAGGCTTCAAGCGCGACCTTGAGCAATATCGGGCAGGCGCTCACGCTGACCTGATTGCCGACGATCCAGACTTTCCGTTCACGCTTGAGTTGAAGCGGTACAAAGACGGGCCAATCGGCGGTTCGCCATCGTGGTGGGCGCAAGTTGAAGTTGCAGCGAAACGCGAAGGTAAAATACCTTGCCTGATCTACAAATATGATCGCAAGCAAAATCGCTGTGTAATGCCATTGTCAGCCGTAATGGACGGCGGACAGGGTAAAATCGAAACAGACTTGGAGACGTTCTGTTTCATTGTAAGGGAGAAATTGGGATGATAATCCAATTATCACCGAAAGAGATGTCGCAATGCAAGCAGGCTGCGGCTATGCGCTGGCAGCTTGCTCGGGCGTCTGGAGTTGTTAATCAGCGCAAGGATAAAAGCAGGTCTGACGCAGATTTGGATTTACTGGGCGTTAAGGCTGAAGTCGCCGTGTCTAAGGTGTTTAACATTCCGCATCAGCACGCGATTGGCGTGGACGATGGGTGTGACCTCTGGCTAGACGATATTTCTGTGGACGTGAAAGCCACGTTTCATAAGAGCGGCAGGCTACTGTTCAAGCGCAAGGAGGCGTTCAAAGCGGATTGCGCTGTGCTGGTCTGCCAGATTGAGCCTAACAAGCTAAATGTGGTCGGCTACGCCTCACAGACCACGTTTATGAATAAAGCGCAGGAGATTGATCTGGGCCACGGCAAGGGCTGGGCTATGGCGCAGGACGAATTAAACTCGCTTGAGAGGCTATGGTATGCCGCCCGGCAATTAGGATTGAAATTTTAAACAAGGGAGAAATTGGGATGGAAAATGGTTATTTAATAGTTATTGCAAAGGATGCAAAAACAGTTGTGGAAATTGATGGGGCTTACGCAAGTAATTATCCGATGGCTGATCTGGAGGACATTTCGCAGCATTGGATTGAAAAAAACCAGCCAAATCACAGCAAAAAACTACGGTCCTATATTTGCAAAATTATCCATACTTATAAAGAACCGAGAGGATACCTGAACGATTATACGAAAACGGAAAACTATCTAGATTTAGACCTTGTTGCACTCAACCTGAATACAAGGTCACACAATGCGCTTATTAATGCCAAAAATTACGTTTCTTATGGATTTGGTAGAGATATAAAAACCGTTGGTGATGTTGTTAATTTAAGCGAAGCTGAACTTTTGCGCCTCCCAAATTTAGGGCGAAAATCACTTAACGATATTAAGCTAAAGTTTAAACTCTTAAAAAACAAACTGGAGAAATTGGGATGATAACCGCTGATAAAATGACCAACGCTGAGTATCACGCCACGGACGCGATTAGTTCAAGTGACGTGAAGATGGTACACAGCAAGTCGCTGGCCCACTGGAAAGCCAAGGTCTACAAAAGTAGCACAGTGTTCGACATCGGAACCTGTGTGCATGCGATGGTGCTAGAGGATGGCAGGGGCATGTTGCGCGGGCCAGATACCCGGCGGGGCAAGGCTTGGACCGATCTATATGAAGAGGCGCAGGCAAACGGCGAAACGCTGCTGACTGCCGGTGACTATGATCTCGCGCAAAATATTGCGCACAGCGTTGTGTTTTACCCAGCGGGGCGGCGTATGGCACGCGACACGACGGTCAACGAGGCCAGCTTTTTTGCCACTGACCCGTCAACCGGGCTAAAAATCAAGTGCCGCCCAGATAGCTACTGGGATGCTAAAGGCGTGATTTACGATCTCAAAACGTGTCAGGACGCTTCACCAAAAGGCGTAAGTAAGGACATGCAGACGTATAATTACGCCATCCAAGCAGCCTTTTATCTTCACACGATGGTTTGCGCTGGCTACCCAGTTGAACAATTTGTTTTTGTTAATGTGGAGAAGTCGGCACCATATGCGGTTTCAACGAACATTCTATCACCAGAATATCTTGCTTGGGGTAAGCAAAAGATGCACGAAACCCTGCGCAAGATTGCAGAAGCCAACGAGGCCCAGAGATGGGACACTGGTTGGTCCGACACAACCAATGTGGTTGTAATACCAAGGTGGCTGCAATTGGACGCAGCCGAATTTTAAAACTAGGAGAGAAAACATGGCTAATACTGACTTTAAATCAACGATGATCCGAAACGTGGAATTTAAGTATCCTAAATTAACCGGGACTTATCGCTTTAACACGGCGCTTAAAAAAAGCGAGGAATGCGCCGCGAGTGCTTCCGGCGCGGCTTACTCAATATCATGGGAAATGCCGAAGGCCGAAGCTGGCAAATTACATGCAGAATTAAAAGCGCATTACGAAAGCTGCAATCGTAAGGAACCTTTCACTAAAGTCTTCGGTATGAAGAAAATGGAAAATGGCAACTTTGAGTTTCGCGCCAAGCGCAACGGCACAAACAGCCAAGGCACGCTAAACGAGAAACCTCGCGTAATTGATGGAAATAAGCAACCATTGGCCGATCTGGCCTTCTGGGGCGGCTCAAAGGGCAGCATTAAGGTTACGGCATATCCAGTGACCGATCCTGATAATAACGGCGGCATTAGTTTGCTTATTTCCACGGTGCAAATCACTCACGCAGTTTACGGGTCTGCTGGGCTGGACGATTTTGACGATTTACCCATGACTATGGCAGGCGGAATTGACGAGGCTTTGGATGACTTTGGCCCATCCGTTGCGCCAGTAGCAGCCGCGCCAGCAGCACAATTGGATGATGATGAAATCCCGTTTTAAGTAAAGAAAAACCCAGCAGTTGGGACACTGCTGGGTTTCCACTGGGAGAAAACGAACAATCGATTGGAGAAAGGTCCGAATATGCAAATACTAACAAAAAAGAGCGACATTGGCAAGCAAACGATGCTGTTAGCCCACGGTGCGCTTGACACGCGAATAAACGATGCCGGGTCAGAGTATGAAAGCATCAAATTAGGCAAAATAGCTAAATTGGTTGACGAGCCGCAGTCCACCGAAAAGGAAGCCGCCGCGTTTATAATCCCTTCAACATATCGCGCCTACGATGGCCGAAATCACGCAGCCCAGCGCGAAAACGGCAAATACTGGCTACTGGCCATTGACGTCGACGAAGGCGACCCATCCTTGACAGAGCTAAAATCAGCGGTTGAGCGGGTCACATTTAACGCATCGGCGCTGTTTTATAGTTCATCAGGCGCAAGCGAAGATAACCGCAAATGGCGCGTGTTGATACCATTGTCAGAGCCAATTAGCGGCGCAGATTACGTTGACGCGCAGTTGGCGCTATTTGACCTGATGAAAGCAGAGGGCATTGCCTGCGATGTGGCTCTATCGCGCACAGGCCAACCGATATACCTTCCAAACGTGCCGCCAGCACGCCGCGATGAATTTGGCCTGCCAATGTTTTATCATGGAGTGCGCCATAGCGGAGATGGCTTGCTTGTCCCAAAAGAAAGCGCGATATGGGCAAATCTTGAGTTTCGCCGCAAAAATGCAGAATTGGCCGAGCAACGTGCCGCCGCAGAGCGGGCAGAGCGGGCGCAAAAGCGCGAGGAAAATCGCGGCAAGTATGACAACGCCGATCCAGTGGAAGAGTTTAACATTAGCCACACCATCAGCGATATGATGCTGAAATATGGTTATGAGCGCCAAGGCAAATCAGACAGCTATCGCAGCCCAATGCAGGCAAGCGGATCGTTTGCCACTAAAGACTTTGGCACGCATTGGGTTAGCCTGTCAGGCTCAGATCGCGGCGCTGGCATCGGTCAAGCCTGCGGCGAGTTTTGTTTTGGCGATGCGTTTGATCTATTTTGCCATTTTGAGCATGGCGGCGTTATGTCAGCGGCAGTGCGCGAATATGGCCGAGAGATACGGCCAACGCCAGCAAAGCAGCGTGATGCCATCGTCAAGGCCGTTGTCGATCAATATGCCGACTTTGACACAGTGTCGAATACGGAAATGACACCTGCATTAGACCTTTTTAAACAGCGGTCTAGTGCAGTTATTATTCCCAACGCTGAACAAAAGCCGATCTTCTGGATCAAGGATGCCGAGCCTGTTTTGCGCTCATCATACCTAATCAAAAACTGGCTGGGCCGGGGTCAAATGTCAGTGGTCTATGGGCCGAGCAACGTGGGCAAGTCATTCTTTGCATTAGATATGTCAGCCTGTATTGCCGCTGGAATAGAGTGGCAAGGCGCAAAGGTCAGAGGCGGGCCAGTGTTATACCTCGCCACAGAGGGCGGCAATGCGTTCCAATCACGATGCGTGGCCCTGCGCGAGGAATATGGCATTAAGGATGCGCCGCTGGCGGTTAGGCCATCGCCGATTGACTTACTGCGCCCAGAGGCCGATCTGGCGGCTCTGATCCAGCTATGCCAAAGCATAGAGGCCGAATGCGGCGAACCCATCGCCATGATCGTGGTCGATACCCTATCACGCGCAATGGCTGGCGGCGATGAAAACGGGCCAACAGATATGACATCATTTATCGCCAACCTAGACGCGCTGCGAGATGTCACAGGCGCTCACATCATGACAGTGCATCACAGCGGCAAGGATACGGCGAAGGGTGCGCGTGGTCATAGCTCACTGCGTGCCGCCACCGATACAGAGATTGAGCTAGAGGTGGACGGAAAGATGCGCACGGCAACGGCCACCAAGCAACGTGATCTGGAGCCGCAGGAGCCGTTTGTGTTCACCTTAAAGGTGCATGATCTTGGTAAGGATGAAGACGGCGATCCGGTCACAACCTGCACGATCACACCCGCCGATCCCGACGATATTGCCGACATGAACCAGAAGCGACCCAGCGGCGCAAACCAGAAGATCGTGGTGTCAGCGTTCAAACAACTGCGCGGTGAAGCCATCGGCGGAGCAAACCCGACAGGCCCCGGCTGGCCCGAAAGCGGGAGGTTCTGGTGCATCGATGAGGCCGAGCTGCGCACCTTTGCGATGGGCAAAATGACCTCAACCAACCCCGCCAGCTCATACGGAAACGCCATCAAAGGGCTGTTCGCGATTGGCTATATGTCCCAAAATGAGGGCAAAGTGTGGGTCACTGCAAAGGAGGGAAAGGCGTGATGGCTTATAAAAATCCACATTGTTTGTTTTCAATGGCTTATGCACTCAGTTTTATAATTTTTATAATTTTTATAAGGATTTTTATAAGTTTGAGCAAAAGTATAAAAATATAAAAACCCCTATAGGGGGTTTATATTATAACTCGGAGAATTTGATATGGCTAAAAATACAACCAAGTCGGCGGCTGCTAAGAGGGCGATGGCTAATCGTGGCACGTTTGAAAGCAAGTATACCAACTACCCTGATCCGATCCACTACAAGGTTGTCGCGGCGGTCCAGCCTTACACCTTCGCGTCAGGTGCGGCGGCAAAGGTTTGGGGCGATACGCTGGCCAGTTGCGTGCCGCCAGCTTATGCGCTGCGTTACCGTGAGCTGAAGGGTGATCTGGATGCGGCGATGCTTACCAACGATTACGATCTGTGCGCGGAGCTGGCGACCAGCCTAATTAAAGCTCTAAAGATGATGAACGTTAAAGCGCGGCAGGATGGCTTTGAGCCGCCCAAGATCGATGGCCATATTTGCGAGTGGGGCGGCAAGATATACTGTTTCCTTGCCAGCGGTGATTTAGGAGC